AGGAGAAGCAAATGGAATATGTAGTAATCTCAAACACGAAAGTTTGCGGTAAGGTAAAAGATGAGAAACTTACCAAAGATGATATACTTAGCAAAGGAAGTAATGTTGAATTTCTTCTTGCAGCAGGACATATCAAAGCCGCAAATGCAGCAAAGGTAACACCAGCAGTAAAAGAAGTACCAGCAGTACAGCAGGAAGAAGAATTTCCTGTTTTTAACTCAGTAAATAACGAACAAGGAGAAAAACAACCATGGCAAGATTAGTATTAACAAATGTTGAGGTTACAATTGGAGCAGTTGATTTGTCAAATCATATTGCCTCAGTAACACTTGGCAGCACATATGATGTATTGGAAACCACAGCATTCGCAGGTGGAAATGTTCCAGCAGCAGCAAAGACACGCATTGCAGGACTTGTTGATAACTCAGTAACATTTGAGTTCCACCAGGACTTCGCAGCATCGTCAGTAGAAGCAACAATCTATCCACTATTGGGTACAGTTGTTGCATGTACAGTAAAGCCTGTAGATGCTGCAGTAGCAGCAGACAATCCTGAGTACCAGTTCAACGCTTTGGTTTCAGAGTGGACACCTCTAAATGGTGCTGTAGGCGAACTAGCCACTGCATCAGTTACATGGCCAATCTCAGGACCAGTCACTAAGGATGTAACACCTTAATATGTCAAAAATAGTTCTAACTAACGCATATGTTGTATTTGAAGGCGTCTATGATTTTAGCGACCACATTTCAAGTATAACAATAAGCACTGTACATGATGTTTTGGATGTGACTCCAGTTCAATCTGGAATCATCTACAAAGAAGTCATTGCAGGAGTTGGAACTAATTCAGTTTCTTTTGATTTCTATCAAGATTTTGCTAATGACTCTATTGAAGAGTTTTTTGGTGGAGTACCTCCGTACTCATCAGAGCCAAATCGTGTAGGAACAAAAGTCTCATGTGTAGTAAGACCAATAAATACAGTAAAGTCTGCTACAAATCCAGAATATCAGTTTGAAGCATTAGTAACTGAATGGACTCCACTTAACGCAAGTGTTGGATCCTTAAGTACTATTACGGTGAACTGGCCTATATCTGGAGAAATAATTAAAGATATAACTCCATAATACAACTATACCTTGAAAGGGGAATCAAAATGGATGGATTAAGTATAAAAGTAAAGACTAGCGATGGAAACGAAGGAACATATCCTTTGCGTCCAAAGACTCTTGTTGCATTTGAAAACAAGTTTAACAAGGGTTTTGCTAAGTTGCTTACAGAAGATCAGAAGATGGAACACATCTACTTTTTGGCTTGGGGAGCCATGAAGGATGCTGGACTTGTAGTAAAGCCTTTTGGCGATGCTTTCTTAGACACATTAGACAGTGTTGAACTAGAGTCTGACCCAAATTCAGAATCCACAGAAACAGCCTAACCTATACGGTAGCAATGATTTCTGTGGAGACAGGCATATCTCCAATAGATTTGCTTGAGGCACCAGATGGTGTCCTTGAGTCAATCGTTATTTATCTGAAAGAACGATCAAAGGAAGCGAGCAGGCAATGAGTAAAGATGCAGTAGTGTTAACTGGAGTAAAGGAGACACTAAAGGCATTGGAAAAATTTGACAAAGATGCAGTTAAGAGTTTTACTAAAATTATTAATTCTGAACTGAGAAATGCTAAAAAAGATGCACAAGGCTTTGTCAAAGCAGACGCACCACTAAGTGGATGGTCTACTCAACCTGCTCGCAATCCTCGTTCTCGTGGTGGTGCTGGATGGCCTGCATGGGATCAGAGTGTTATTAGGGCAGGTATCTCATCCTCAAAGGCTGAGGGTAAAGTACGAAGAGACTATACTACATCAGCAGGAGCATTAAAGAACAGATCTGCAGCAGGTGTAATCTATGAATTAGCAGGTAGATCAAATAGAGGAACTGGTACATTTATCAGTAACCTTGAAAAGCAAGAGTCACAGGCTTCTCGTTTAGTATGGAAGTCAGTAGACAAGAACAAAGATAGAATTATTAACAATGTTGAAAAAGCATTCAATGATGTTAAATCACAATTACAAAAGAATTTAGAAAAGGAGCGTGGCTAATATGGCAGTAGGTGCAGTAGTAGCCAGAATCCTTACCCAGTATTCAGACAAAGGTTCAAAGCAGGCTCAAAAAGATATATATAAACTTCAAAAAAGAATTGATGCATTTGGTAAGAAGGCATTAAGAAACTTTGCAGTAGCAGGTGCTGCTGCAGGAGCATTTGCAGTAAAGATTGGTATAGATGCAGTAAAGGCTGCAGCATCAGATGAGCAAGCCCAGAGACTTTTAGCACTAACAATTCGTAATACAACTTCAGCAACAGAAGAAGCCATTGCTGCAAATAGTAAATTTTTAGATTCTCTTGAACTGCAAGTAGCAATTGATAATGACGAACTTATTCCATCATTACAAAGATTGATTGCTGCAACAGGAGATCTTTCACAAGCACAAAGCCTATTAAAACTTTCCACAGATGTTGCAGCATTTGCAGGAAAAGATTTAGGTACTGTTACAACAGCAATTTCCAAAGCAATAAATGGACAGTTTGGTGCTCTTACAAAATTAGGACTACCTATTGATAAAGTTGCTCTTAAACAAAAAAATCTTAACAAGATATTAAGTGATTATGCTAAAATAAGCAAGGGAGCAGCATATGCAGCAGCCAATACAACTGCTGGTAGACTAAAAGTATTAGCATTATCTTACAATCAAGTAATAGAAAAACTAGGATATGTCTTACTGCCGTATGTACTAGAATTTGTTAAGTATTTAACAGGACCAGGTGGCTTAATTGAGGCTCTTGATGAGTGGATAGATAAAAATGAAAAAGAATTACAAGAAAGTCTTGAAGGAGTTTCATCAGTAGTTAAACTATTAATAGACAATGGCGACAATCTAACAACTTTGTTAGGTGTTTTAATGAACATTTCTTCATTCCTAAATACTTCTATACTTGGAATTATTAAATGGGGCGAAGCATTATTCTTTGCTGGTGCTGCTTCTTTTGTGTTCACAAAACTCAGAAGAGCATTAGGTGGGCTTGGTCTTGAAATTGTTAAAAATGGTAAGCGATACGATGTTATGACTAAAAAGGCTGCTGCAGCAGCAAGAGAAGCAGCCAAAGTTGGTACTGGCTTTCCAGTAACTGGAGCAACAAAGTCTACTGGCCTTATTGCTAAAGGTTTAGATTTAATTAAGGGCAAAGTAGGAATAATATTAAAGGGTCTTGCTCTTATTGGTGCTCTTTATGGAATTATAAAGACAGTGACTGGACCAAGCGATACTGAGTTATTGGCTCAGATGAACGCACAAATAGAGAAAGATTTTCAAGCAGAAAAGGCTGCAAAAGAACAAGCAAGATTAGATGCAATTATTGCTGCTAATGATTTAAAGTTTCAAATAGCACAAGATAAACTTGCTGCTGAAAATGCAAGAAAACAAGCAATAAGAGATGCTATAGAATTAAAGAAACAAAAACTTCTTGAAGCACAGTTAAAGAAGATAAAAAGTCTTGGTGTCAAGGGTACTGTAGATGAAGAAGATCCTAAGCAACTAAATGCAGCAATTGCTCTTTTAGAAAGACAAAAAGAAATCAATATTATTGATAAGGCAAGACTTGAAAGAATGAAGGAAGAGATCCTTCTTCTAAAGGTTAGAAATGATTTAGCCTTAAGATATGATGATATTCTTAAAGCATTGGCAGATAATAAGATAACTACATCAGAAGTTCAAATCCTTGCTCTTAAATGGGGTGTCGCTAAAGAAGCAGTAGATTCATATTTGCTACAACTTAAGATTGTTGAAGATGGAACAATTTCAGATGATGAGATTATTGATCTTGCTAAGTCTTGGGGTAGCACTCAGGCTCAAGCAGCACAGTACCTTGATTTCTTCCAGGCATTAAATGACGGTATCTTAAGTGATGCTGAAATTGATAAACTTAAGTCTAAGTGGAAGTTAACTGAAGATCAAGTTAAGATGTATGCTGACTTTGTTGGTATAGTAAATGACGGTAAGTTAACTGATTCTGAAATTGTTAACATTAAGGATAAGTGGAAATTAACCACAGATCAAGTTGTTGCCTATATAATTAAGATTGGTGCTCCTGTTTCTTATTCAGGTACCCTGATTGATCCAGCAACTGCAGCAACTATGGGTTGGAAGAGTGCTCTTGCAGCACTTCAAGCATATCAAGCAGCATTAGGTGCATCATCTAGTTCTTCAAGTTCATCTAGTTCTTCAAGTTCTGCAACAGTTACTCCTCAAGGACCTTGTGGATCTTCAAAACCTTACTATAACTATTACACAGGTGAGTGTGTAGCAACTCCAGGTGAAGTTAAGCCTAGAGGATCCACCACTTCTGATAGCACAACTTCATCTTCAGCAGCATCTGCAATTGCTGCTGCAGTAGCAAAGGCAGCAGGAGATACAGCAGCAGCAGCGAAGGCTGCAGCAGGAGTTACTCCAAGTGCACTTGCAGCACAAGAAAACGGTATTATTGGAGCAGCATCTATAGCAGCACAACTAAGAGCAGCAGAAGATGCAGTCAAAATATCTTCATCATTAGCAGCGTTTAAGGCTAAAGAAGCAGCAGATTTAGCAGCATCACAAGCAGCATCAGCACAACTAGACGCTGATGAAAGATCTAGATTTAGATCAATGACCATGGCTAATGCATCAAGTATTGCTGGTAGTGGAATGTCTGCAAGTTCTCCAAATATTACAATTAATGTTGCAGGATCTGTAACATCTGAAAACGACCTAGTTCAGACAGTCAGAACAGGACTATTGCGTGGTCAGTATAATGGTCAAAGCATAACATTAGAGGCAATATAAAATGACGCTACCAGTATTAAAAGTAGAAATTGACTTTGCGTCTGGTCCATCATTTTCCTATCCTCTTCTTCTTGACAGTTTAAACTTTGGTATTTTAGATATAAATACTTTAGGTGATGCACCAGCAGATGTTGTTGATATATCAAGTCAAGTCCTAAGATGTTCTACTCGTAGAGGCCGTAACCGTATTCTGTCTAACTTTGAGGCTGGAACTGCAACAATAACATTAAATGATCCTGACTCAGACTTTAATCCTCAAAATGCTGCGGGACCGTATTTTGGTAAATTACTACCACTACGAAAGATAAGAGTATATGCAGAAACTCCAGTATTAGGAGACATAGTTTCAGTTAACATATTTTCTGGATACATAACATCTTACGATACAGGATTCTATGAAGGAACAAATGCAACTGCTACAGTAATATTACAATGTGTTGATGGATTCCGTCTTTTAAACAATGTTTCTACAGGCATAACTCCAGTTCCTGGCTGTCCAGCAGGACAACTATCTGGAGCAAGAGTAGACGCATTATTAGACTTTGCTGGTTTTCCAACATCTATGAGAGTAACAACTGTTGGTAATTCTACAATGCAGGCAGATCCAGGAACAGCCAGATCAATTCTTGCTGCTATCCAGACAGTTGAACAATCTGAGTTTGGTGCATTTTTTATGCAGAGGTCTGGAAAAACTCTTTTCCTTGATCGTGATGAAGTTGCAAAAAGAGCAGATGTTTTTCCAAGAACCTATACAGACCTGTCAACTCCTGGAACATTTCCATATGAGTCAATTGACTTTGCTTTTGATGATCAACTTATTTTAAATGATATTACAGTTACAAGATATGACGACAATGTTGGTCCTGACCCTATACCTCAAACAGTTATTAGCCAAGCAAGTATTGATAAATTCTTTACTAAATCAGGCCAGAGAACAGGAATACTTGTTCAGACTGATGCAGAGGCATTAGATCAAGCACAGACACTTCTTGTTGCTCGTAAGAATGCAGATTTAAGAATTGACTCTATTACACTAAATCTTAATGCAGATATTAGCGAGGCAAACACTCTTGTTAATCTAAGTTCAGATATTTACAATCTTATTATTGCAGAAAAGCAAATGCCTGGTGGCAGTTCTATTGTAAAAGAACTATTCATTCAAGGAGTTCAGCAAGACATAAGTCCATCTAGATGGGTGATAAAACTGCTAACAGCAGAACCACTCATTCAAGCCTTTATACTTGATTCAGAAAATCAAGGTATACTGGGTGATACAGTTCCACAAAATACCAATGCACTATCATACTAAAGGAGAAAAACGATGCCAATAGGTAGTCCAAACGCAGGATATCGCACCTTCAACACAGGCGATGTTTTGACAGCAAGTCAGGTTCAGTACAATCTGCAAAATCAAACAATCATGTACTTTGCAAGTGTTGCTGCAAGAGATGCTGCCTTAACAGTAGGTACTGTGCAAGAAGGAATGTTCGCATACCTTGCTGATACTAACACTACAGTTTTCTATGACGGTGCTACCTGGCAGTCATTTGGTACTGGAGATGTGACTGGTCTGACTGCAGGGGCTGGAATAACAATTCTTAACCCTAATGGTCCAGTTCCAACTATCTCAATATCAACAAACCCAACATTAACATCACCAAAGGAAACAGCCCTAATTTCTGGAACGGCAGCAAATGGAGCAATTACTATTGATGCTTTAACTGCTGCTGTTAATATAAGAACAACAAATGCTACTGCTAACTATCAACTAAATATTCGTGGAGATGTATCCCAGACACTTGATTCAATCATGGCAATAGGAGAACAGATCTCTATTGTATTTGAGTCACCAAACGGTGTAACTCCATACTACGCAACAACATTTAGCATTGATGGAAACTTAATAAGTTCTCCTAATATTAAATGGCTAGGAGCCGTTCCTGTTGCAGGAAATGCATCATCAACAGATGTATATGTTTATACAATTAGAAAGACAGGAGCAGCAACATTTACTGTGGTTGCTTCACAAAATAAGTTTGTTGCATAATTAACTAAAGGAGTAAGAGTGAGTCCATTACAGCGTTTTCCAAGTGGTATAGGTGTACATCTAAGAGTAGCACCTGTGCCTACGCCTACTCCTACTCCCGTTCCTGTACCTGTTCCTGTACCAGTTCCCGTACCTATCCCAGTACCCGTACCCGTACCTGTCCCAGTACCCGTTCCTGTTCCAGTACCAATTACTCCTACACCTGTACCAGTTCCCGTTCCAGTTCCCGTTCCAGTACCAGTTCCTGTTCCTGTACCTGTTCCTATTACGCCTACACCAGTACCAGTCCCAGTGCCTATACCTGTTCCAGTACCTGTACCAGTTCCAGTACCTGTACCAGTTCCTGTACCAATTACACCTACACCCGTACCAGTACCAGTGCCTGTACCAGTGCCAATCACACCTACACCAGTGCCAGTTCCAGTGCCTGTACCAGTGCCAGTTCCTGTACCTGTCCCAGTACCAGTACCTGTGCCTGTACCAGTACCTGTACCAGTTGCTCCTAGTGGATGTACTGATCCAGGATGTATACCAGTAGCAGGTGGCCCAACACGATGTGGATCAAGCAACTGTTGCTCATGCGACATTGATGGTTGTACTATTACTGCTTGTTGTACTCCTTGTGGTGGAGTTCTATCAGGTGGAGAATGTAGCCCATGTTAATGCAAATTAAATCAAGTTATGCTAGACTAATACAGAGGAGAACCAAATGAGAAGAAAGTTTATATTCGTCGTTGAT